AAGCTAGAGAAAGATATTCTTTTGGTTTTTCAAACCCAAGATGTGTCTTTGCATCACAAGGTGCATAAATCCAATTTCATTGGTAAAGGGAGCTTCGGCTCCCTTTTTTTTATTTAATATAAATGTTTGTTTATTTTTAGTTAATAAGTGTATAATCCAAGAAAAGCCCGTGAGGTTTTATGAATACAGGATTACATGAATCTATAAGCTTGGCCAACTCTCCATGCAATGGAGTATGCTCAACATCCATGGCTCCTTTTGACGATATATGTCAAGGCTGTGGCAGAAATGTTGAGGAAATAAGAGATTGGGAAACATTTCCAGAGTTTCAAAAAAAAATAATTAACGTTACAAACTGGCTTAAAGGATATGACATTCGTCAAAAAAACGATAGAATAAATGTTATGTCCGCAGATTCAAAACAAAAAATTAAAGATATTCAAGGTAGATTAATTACCATTCAATCTCTTATAGAGATGGTTGGTAAAGATATGATTGATGAATTTGGAAAAGATCCAATTATAAAAGAATCATATAAAGCTTTGTTTGACTCTAGAGAATTAATTTTAGAATCAAAAGAACACTTCCCCCAAGAGCCCTAAAGTAGTATAGTTATCTAAACCGAGGTAACTCGTTGCACCAACTGACTCGGCAGACTTACTCCAAGATGGGGCAACATATTTAGTTAGGAGACAATAATGGCTAAATCAACTTTTTCAGGTCCAGTCAAATCATTGGCAGGATTTATTTCAGCAGGGGTTAATAACTCTGTTTCTTTAACCGCAGATACTACATTAACAGTAGATGCACACGCAGGAAAAATCTTGTTGTGTAACGATGCAGACGGTAAATTTACTTTGCCTTCTATCTCATCAGCAACTCCAAGTGATCCTACAGACCCAAACCAAGCTAACAACATTGGTGCTTCATTCTTTTTCTATATTGAAACACTGGCTTCTGATCTTGACATCAAAACTGATGGCACAGATAAGTTTAAAGGTGCAGTAATTATAGCTATTGATGACAGCACAAAGAAAGCTTTCGTTCCAGCGGCGACTAATGATGTCATGACTTTAAATGGTACAACCAAAGGTGGTATTGTTGGAAGTGTTGTACAAGTAACAGCTATTGATTCAGCTACTTATCTTGTTCACAATTCATTGTTAATAGGATCAGGAACTATAGTAACACCATTTGCTGACGCTTAATTTTAGGAGCTAATTATGGCAGATGCAGTAACTTCAACAACTATAGTAGATAGTGATAGACTCGCTGTAATCCAACTCACTAATACATCAGACGGTACAGGCGAATCAGCAGTTACCAAAATCGATGTAAGTGGCTTGAATGCAAGTAGCAATGGGCAAGTTTGTACAGGTGTACGCCTTGCAAAAATTTGTTATTCGACCTTTGGCATGAGTGTAAAGCTCTTATGGGATGCAACAACCGACACTATTTGTTGGGACTTAAATGCAAACTATGCAGATTCAGAAGATTTTACTGAATTTGGCGGTCTAGCAAATACATCGGGCAGTGGTAAAACAGGTGATATAAACCTGACTACCACAGGTGCAGGCAGTGGTGACTCCTATGTTATCGTGCTTACGCTGATCAAAAACTATGGTAGTTAATATTTAAAGTAGCAATGTTTCGGCATTGCTACGCTTTTGGATATGGCTGAAAAAAAGAAAAGAAAAGCTAAAAGCATACCCAAGACCACAAAAGGTAAGGGAGCTAATTATCGCCCTACTAAAAAGGGTGCAGGCATGACGAAAAAGGGTGTTAAGGCTTACAGAAAAGCTAACCCCGGTTCTAAATTAAAAACAGCCGTAACTGGTAAAGTTAAAAAAGGAAGCAAAGCGGCAAAAAGGCGTAAGTCTTATTGTGCTAGATCGCTTGGACAACTTAAACGCAGTTCGGCAAAAACTAGGAATGATCCTAACTCAAGAATACGCCAAGCAAGGCGAAGGTGGAAATGTTAAATGGCAGTACCTGACAATGTAAAAAATCCAAGTCTTTATAGTAAAGCTAAGTCTAAAGCAAAGGCTAAGTTTGATGTTTATCCATCAGCTTATGCAAACGCTTGGATGGTCAAAGAATACAAAAGAATGGGCGGTCAATATAAAGCACAAGGTGGAATTATGGAAAAAAGTCTTAAACCAATACCCAAAGGCAACAAGGGGTTACCCAAGTTACCTAAACAAGTACGCAACGAGATGGGCTTTATGGCAAATGGTGGCACAGTTAAAAAGGGTGCAGGCGTTAAAAGTTTTATAGCTCGTGGTTGTGGTGCGGTTATGAATGATCGCAGAAAGAAAACCAAGATGCGTGGCTAATGACTAAGCGATCAGGCGGACTTAAGAAGTGGTTCAAAGAAGAGTGGGTAGATATTGGGTCACCAAAAAAAAGTGGTGGCTTTAAGAAGTGCGGAAGAAAGTCTGCAAAAGGATCAAAAAGAAAATATCCTAAATGTGTGCCTAAATCAAAAGCACGGTCAATGACCAAATCACAAATCAAATCAGCAGTCACAAGAAAAAGATCAAAAAGACAGGGAGTTGGTGGCAAACCAACCAACGTAAAAACTTTTGCAAAAAGAAAAAAGTGATAGAATAAGTATTTTAATTAGGAGCAAAAATGCATAAGAAAACTAAAGGATATGCTAATGGTGGAATGATTAAGTCCAAGGGCATGAAAAAGGGTGGCATGATGAAGTCAAAGGGCATGAAAAAAGGCGGTGCGATGAAATCTAAAGGCTACAAAAAAGGCGGAAAAATAAGCACAAAAGGTTACAAGAAGGGCGGAAAAGTAAGTAAGTAGTGTCTTATTTATACAGTAATATCCCACACTTTAAGTGTTGGGTGAGAAGAGAGTACACACATAACCATGAGCAATATCATGGTGAGTTTTTGCACGCTATGGCTATAGGCGTTACTACTATGCCAAATCGTTGCTTAGGATTTCATTTAATCTTTACTGGCATAGAAGCAGACGGTGAGCCTGAAGATACAGCACACGGTGGAGCTATGTGGGCAAGAATGCCGATAACCGCTTTGGTTGCAGACACACCATTTGAAGAATGGGCAGAACCTATGGCAGTACATGATGCACAACCATGGGATTGTTCATCACATCATAACTCTGTTTATGTTATAGATAGAGCAACACCCTGCCCTTGGCTTGCAAAGATAGATGGTAAGATGTTTCCTGCAAAGTATTATTTCACCGTAGATTATGCAGAAAGCGAAATAGCTGATGATCCTGCACAACACAAAAGCAGTCATGTATTAGAGTTATTAGACGCAGGTGAATGGACTGGAAATATCGTAGCGTTGCCCAATAATAGGGTAAGAGTTACACACCCTGCTTGGTTTGAAACGGGCAGTGATGCACCCGATTTTAAACCTTCTGCACATATACATTACTCTAAATCTGATTTAGACTATACATTAGATGTAAATCGAGTTTTCGATAATTTATACAACGAGGATTAGGCGTGGCAACTTCAGGAAGTAAAAACTTTGAGCTAGATGTAGCTGAATTCATAGAAGAAGCATTTGAAAGATGCGGTCTTGAGCTACGCACAGCATACGATTTAAAAACAGCAAAACGCAGTTTAAATTTATTGTTGGCTGAATGGGCTAACCGTGGTTTGAATCAATGGACTATTTCACAAACATCTATTGCTTTAACACAGGGAACAAGTTCTTACAGCCTTGACTCAACAAATCCAAGTGCTGTGATTGATGTATTGGATGCGTTTATTAGAAGAACAACCAATGGCACTCCAAGTGATTTACAAATGAATCAAATATCAAGAAGCGAATATGCAGCTGTTCCTGATAAAACTGCACAAGGCAGACCATCTCAATATTTTGTAGACAAACAAATTACACCAACCATTTATCTCTATAACACACCTGAGAACTCAACAGACGTTCTTTATGTAAATAGAATTATGCGTATGGATGATGTAGACGCATCAACCGATACCTTACAAATGCCTTTTAGGTTCTATCCTTGCCTTAGTGCAGGATTGGCTTACTATCTATCCTTAAAAAAAGCTCCTGAAAGAACGGGCATGTTAAAACAACTCTATGAAGAAGAGTTTGAAAGAGCTTTGAGTCAAGATGAAGATAGAGCATCGTTTAGAGCAACCCCTGATACTAGGGCATACGATTACGCATAATGGCATTCGCATCGGAAAAGAATGCGTATGGTATCTGTGATAGATGTGGTTTTAGGTATGGCTTGCGTGAACTAAGAAAAGAATGGAATGGATACAGAACCTGTCCTGAATGTTATGAGCCAAAGCATCCACAACTTGATGTAAAAAGAAATCTTGCTGATCCTGAAGCCTTAAACAATCCAAGAGTTGATACAAGCGTAGTGCCTAGAAATTTTACGGTTTATACAAACTGGGACTTGGGCATTATAGGTACAGCACTTACAACTCCTAACGCTTTAAGTTCGTCTCTCGGAACCATTACAATTACGGGTGCTACTGGGTCAACTCCATCTCCATCTCCGAGTCCTACCCCGTCACCAACACCCTCACCTTCGTACACAACATACACGGTAACCGTGGCTAATTATCTTGGCTCAAACTATTTTTATATTGATGGCAGTAGAGTAGCTACTCTTAATTTAACTGAGGGACAAACATATAGATTTGATCAATCGGCAAGTAGCAACAGCAGTCATCCATTAAGATTTTCTACAACATCAGATGGTACACACAGTGGTGGGTCAGAATATACCACTGGAGTTACAACCAATGGTACAGCAGGGTCATCAGGTGCATATACACAAATAGAAGTGGCATCATCGGCTCCAACATTGTATTATTATTGTACCAATCACTCAGGCATGGGCGGTCAAATTAACACGGTTTAATCATGAGCTTTACATTAACAACATTAAAAACAGCTATTCAAGATTATCTTGAGACTGACGAAACTACTTTTGTAAATCAGCTTAATACATTTATCACACAGGGCGAAGAAAGAATATTTAAAGTAGTACAGCTACCTGATCAAAGAAAAAATGTTTCAGGTAATTTGACGGCAGATCAAAGGTTTTTAAACACGCCAACAGATTGGTTGGGTAGTTTTTCATTGGCGGTTATAGATAGTGGTAGCTATACTTACTGCGATTTTAAACATAATTCTTTTATTAAAGAATATTCATCAAGCACATCAGCAAGAGGAAAGCCAAAGTATTATTCAATATTTGATCAATCAAGCTTTGAGGTGTCACCAGTTCCTGATCAAGCCTATGATGTAGAGCTTCACTATTTAGCAAGACCAAAATCAATAACCGATGGTACTGTAGAATACAATGGTGTTAGTGCTACAACTTATTTATCCACAGAGGCTCCTGATACTCTTCTATATGCATGTTTGGTTGAAGGTGCAATATTTTTAAAACTACCACAAGCAGAGATTGGCATATTAGATTCTAAATTTAAAGAAGCTTTAGGTAGGCTGAAGAACTTGGGCGAGGGCAGAGATACAAGAGATGAAATGAGGTATGATTCGCTTAGAATTAATGTAACTTAATTTTCTTTTTGAGAGGAGAAAAATGAAGAGAATAAAAAAACTTGAAGGCAAGACCGTAGCCATTGTTGGCTTGGGTCGCAGTTGGTTTGATTATAACTTGGCTAGATCACACGGTGATAACTTTGATGAGGTTTGGGGAATTAATGCTGTAGGCTCTGTAATATTTCATGATCGCACTTTTATGATGGACCCACCATCTAGGTTTTTAGATACTGATGATGCAGGCGGTCAAACCAGTGGCATGAAAAGAATGCTGACTACAGGCGATAAGCCCATTTATACCTGTGAGCTTGATGAAAGAGCAAAAAATTTGGTTCTTTATCCAATAGATGAAATTGTTGCTGATCTTAATTGTTGTTACTTAAATAATACTGTTGCCTATGCAATAGCATTTGCTTTATGGAACAGGGTGGGTACTTTGAAAATATATGGAGTGGACTTTACTTATAAAGGCAATTTACATTTTGCGGAATCGGGCAGAGCCTGTGTAGAGTTTTGGCTATCTAAATGCATGCATGCAGGAATGCAAGTGGGTGTAGCAGGATCATCAACATTGCTAGATACATGTATTGAAACAAGAGAAAAACTTTATGGCTATCATAGATTAAAAGACCCGTTGGTTCCCTTGATGGATGGCGATAAAATGATTGTAAAAAAAATGAGTGAGCTAGCGATTAATCAATCACCAATAGAACCACAACTTATTGGAAGACATGATGATAAAACTAGCCCAGTTGAACCAAAGGAGTGGTAAATGATTGAAGATACGGCTTTAGGAAACATTGGTGCGATTGAGGTACACACCACGAATGAGGGCGGACATCCAGTAAGTTTTTGGGCTAAACTATGTGTAGATAGAATTGTTCATGTAAGTGAAGATGCTCCTGAGCAAATACAAAAACAAGTAAAAGAGTACAAAGATAATATTGAAAAAGTTATTGAACTATATATGCAAAATGCCATAAAATCTGATAGGATTACAATTAACAATCAATTAGAAAAAG